GACCTGCCTTCCCCTATATTTCGACGAGGAGGTGACGCATGCCGACATCGAAGAAGCCTATGGGCAAAGCGGTTGGCCCTGATTACTCGCTGCCTGCGCTGACGAAGGCGGCGCGGGTTCGAGTGACGCCGCAGTTGATGCGTTACATCAGCGACGAGATGGCGATCGGCCGCAACCTGTTGGACATTCTTGGCGAGCCTGACATGCCGTCGTATGCGGGTGTGATGCGTGCGATCGCGCAGCACGAGGAGCTGTACAAGATCTACCGCCACGGCCGCGTTCGGCAGGCGGAGTATCTGGCTGACAAGGCGACGAAGCTGGCGAGTGATCCGCTGCCGACGCATGACGCCCAGGGTCGTCCTATGGATGCGCGCTGGTTGAATGCGGAGATGCAGCGGCGGAAGCTGGAGTTGGAGACGATCCGCTGGACGATGACGAAGATGTCGCCGAATGGCATAAGGGATCGCGTCGATGACAAGCCGCAGCATCAGGCGATGACGATTAGCTGGGCTGGCGGCGAGGTTGAGGTGAGGGCTGCGGAGTGACGACGCTTGGTCAGCAGCTTGAGGGCATGCAGGGCGACCTGGACGACGCGATCGAGCGCGAGGAGTATGAGGAGGCGTTGGAGATCGCGTTGCTGATTTTGGACATCTACGAGACGCTGCTCGAGCAGGTTGGCGTGATGCGGGTCATTCGCAGGACGATCAACTGATGCAGATTGTGATCCCGTATTCGCCGCGTCCGTTGCAGGCTCGCTTGCATGGCGAGATGATGCGCAAGCGGTGGGGTGTGATTGTCTGCCATCGCCGGTTTGGCAAGACGGTGTGGGCGATCAACCACATCTTGCGGGCGGCCTTTATGTGCAAGCTGAGTTCGCCGCGGTTTGCGTATATGGCGCCGACGTATCGGCAGGCGAAGAATGTGGCGTGGGATTATCTCAAGCAGTTTGCGGGCGCGGTTCCGGGCGTCAAGTTCCATGAGACGGAGTTGAGGTGCGATCTGCCGAATGGTGCCAGGATCAGCCTGCTGGGGGCTGAGAACCCGGACAGTCTGCGGGGGATTTATCTGGACGGCTGTGTGATGGACGAGGTTGCGGACATGCCTGAGAGCGTGTTTCCGGAGGTGATCCGTCCTGCTTTGTCTGATCGCGGTGGTTGGTGCATTTTCGTCGGCACGCCCAAGGGCCAGAACATGTTCTACGAGCTGTATGAGCAGGCGTGTTCGGAGGAGGACTGGCTGGCGGCGGTTTACCGGGCGTCGGAGACGGGGATCTTGCCGCCGGATGAATTGGAGGCTGCGCGCCGGATGATGTCGCCGGACCAGTATGCGCAGGAGTTCGAGTGTTCGTGGAGTGCGAACATACCGGGCGCGATCTATGGCAAGGAGCTGGAGGAGGCGACGGCGGCGGGCAGGGTGACGAAGGTGCCGTATGACCCTGTGTATCGAGTTGATACATGGTGGGATCTGGGCGTTGGCGACTCGACGGCGATCTGGTTCACGCAGACGGTTGGCCGTGCGGTGCATGTGATTGACTTCTACGAGGCCCGTGGCGAGGGCCTGCCGCATTACTGCAAGGTGCTGAACGAGCGCGGGTATCTGTACGGTTCGCACAACGCGCCGCACGACATCGAGGTCCGCGAGCTGGGGTCTGGCAAGAGCCGGCGCGAGGTTGCGTGGGAGTTGGGGCTGAACTTCCGCGTGGTGCCGAGGCTGCCGTTGGAGGACGGGATACATGCGGCGCAGATGCTGATCCCGAGGCTGTGGTTTGATCGCGACCTGTGCAAGACGGGCTTGGATGCGTTGCGGCAGTATCACCGTGCTTACAACGAGCGGACCCGTAGCTTCCGGGCTACACCCGTGCATGACTGGTCCAGCCATGCGGCGGATGCGTTTCGGTATTTGGCTGTGGGTTTGCGTGAAGGCGGCGTGCGTGATAAGGTGCCGCAGGTTCGGGCGATCATGGATTACGATCCGTTCGCGGCGTAGGAGGGTGTGATGGGATCGAGTGCGAGTGGATCGAGCGCGGGTTCGCGTGCTGAAGACAGAACGCCGAGGGAATTGCAGCGTGCGCGTGATGTGCGCGTGACGCAGCCCGCCACGCAGGCTGGCCCGATCGGCAAGGCGGCTGATGATTTTCTGATGGATGTCGGCCTGAAGGCAAGGACGACGGATTACTATGCTCGCTTGCCGGAAAGGGCGGCGGCTTCTCGTGCGGCTAATGAATCCATGATGCGATCGTCGGACGACCGCCCCGCGCCCGCTCCTGTCGCCCCGCCTGCTCCCGAGCCGACAGCCCCTGCGCCGACTGCGCCAGTGACGCAGCCCCCGGCGGTTGAGACGGCGCAAGCAGACATGACGCGGGCCGCTGAAGAAATTGTGGTCCCTGCTTTCGAGCGGAGCAATCTGGAGCGCCGTCGCGGCACGCCGCAGATGGATGTTGGCACGGCGGCAGGAGCGGTGGCCGAGCGTGCATCGATTGACGCGCAGACGGAGGCCGAGAAGGAAGCTGCTGACGCGCTGTTGAAGGGCCGTCGCGCGACGATCCTGACGACACCCGGCGGGCTGTTGGCTCCGACCGAGGAGCAGACGACGCGGACGCGCAGCCTGATCGGCGGTCGGAGAAGGACATGAAGCGCGAACCCATGAATCAAGCGGGCCGCATGGGCAAGGTTGCTGTGCAGCCTGCGAAGGTGATGCAGACGGTCGATCCGCTTGAGCGCATGATGCAGAAGATGGCGGGCCGCACGCATGGGCGTTCGATGGCTGGCATGAAGCCCGCGAGCATGATGACGAGGAAGGTGTAGCATGCAGGTTCCCGAGATCGTCGCGCGGCTGGATCGCCGCTATCGCACGTTGCAGTCGCAGCGGTCGAACTGGGAAAGCCACTGGCAGGAGCTGGCGGATTACATGCTGCCTCGGAAGGCGGACATCACGAAGAAGCGCACCGAGGGCGACAAGCGGACGGAGTTGATCTACGACGGCACGGCGATCCATGCGGTTGAGCTGCTGGCGTCTTCGCTGCACGGGATGCTGACCAGCCCCTCGACACCGTGGTTTGCGTTGCAGTTCCGCGACCGCGCGCTTCAGCGTGATGACCTGGCGAATGAGTGGCTGCTGGCCTGTCAGGACCAGCTCTACAAGGCGTTCAACCGCTCGAACTTCCAGCAGGAGATCCACGAGCTTTACTACGATCTCGTCGTGTTCGGCACGGGCGCGATGTATTGCGAGGAAGATCCGGTAGTTGGCGTGCGTTTCTCATGCAGGCACATCGCGGAGATCTGCATCTCGGAGGATGCCGAGGGCCGGGTTGATACGGTGTTTCGCAAGTTCAAGATGACGGCGCGGGCGGCGGTCATGCGGTTCGGCGAGGAGAATGTGCCGACGGCGATCTCGAAGGACGCGCAGCAAGACCCGTTCAAGGAGCATGAGATCATCCACGTCGTGATGCCGCGCGAGGGTGCGAGGGGCAAGCTGGCGCGTCAGAAGCCGTTCGCCTCGATCTACTACCATGCGGCCACGAAGGCGCTCCTCAGCGAAAGCGGGTTCGACGAGTTCCCGTTTCAGGTGCCGCGTTTCGTGAAGGATAGCGTCTCGACGTACGGCAGATCACCGGCAATGACGGCGCTGCCTGACGTGAAGATGGTCAACAAGATGTCGGAGGTCACGATCCGGGCTGCTCAGAAGCAGATCGATCCTCCCATGATGGTGCCGGATGACGGGTTCATCCTGCCGATCAGGACGACGCCTGGTTCGCTGAACTTCTACCGGGCTGGCACGCGGGATCGGATGGAGCCGCTGAACGTCGGCGCGAACAATGCGTTGGGCCTGAACATGGAGGAGCAGCGTCGGAACGCGATCCGGCAGGCTTTCTATGTCGACCAGCTCCTGCTCTCGACTGGGCCTGCGATGACGGCGACGGAGGTCTTGCAGCGGAACGAGGAGAAGATGCGGCTGTTGGGGCCGGTTCTCGGGCGTTTGCAGGCAGAGCTGTTGCAGCCCCTGATCGACCGGGTGTTCAACCTGTTGCTGCGTGCGCGCGCTTTGCCACCGGCCCCCGAGGAGTTGCAGGGGCAGAACATCGACATCGAGTATGTGTCGCCGCTGGCGAAGGCGCAGAAGCTGACGGATCTGCAATCCGTGATGCGCGGCATGGAGCTGATGCTTCAGGTGTCGCAGTTCGCGCCGGTCACGGACTATCTGGATGCTGACGGGCTGGTTCGCTATA